AAGCTTCACCAGGGGCCGATTAGGATTCGACGCCGGTAACGAAACTTGAGGGGCATGCCGAGTTGGTAACAGAACTCGTAAATAAGCTGTTGCAAACCTATAGTTGCCAACGACGACAACTACGAAGGGTACGCGCTAGCCGCCTAACCTTCATCTGGTAGCTTCGGCTCCAGCGGTCACTAGGGGATGCCTGTAAACCCGAAATGACCGTCAGATAGAACAGGATCGCCGCCAAGTTCGCTGTAGACGTAACGGCTAAATCTCATACAGCTCGCTCCAAGCACCCTGCCAATCGGGCGGCGCGGAGTTAACTCAGTAGATCTGGCTAAGCATGTAGAACCAATAGCGGAGAGCTGGCGGACGGGGGTTCAAATCCCCCCGGCTCCACCAAACAAGCCCCAAAACACGGGGCCTCTAGCGAAGAAGGTTGCTGAAAGTAGCTGAAAATATGTCCCGGTTAGTCGTGGTTTCAGCAACATTTCAGCAACCTTTTTTGCTATCCATCTCAGCCCGTCCGGGCAACCCAATCCACCTACGCGATAAACCGCATGCGGTACGCCTCACGCTCTGCCGAGTTCATGAACTCCCAGGCGAAGTCTTCGGCTTTCGGCCCACCTTTGCACTGGTTGTACCGATACCAGCCGCCCACGCGCAGGCCGGAGTACATCAGATTGCGCTTGATGACTCCGACGCCGAGGGTTTCCAGCATCTCGCGGAACAGCTCGTCGGCTTCGGCCCGGGTGACTTGCTGAGATGCGTAAAGCCAGTCATGCACGACGCCCGCCGCACGGTGATCCAGGCTGTCAAAAAGCGGATCAACCAGCCAGGGGATGCTTGCCAGATCGGTGACGAACCAGCGCGGCACGGTGAACTCCCGGCCGTCGCGCGCGTGGTAGCGGAACGGTTCGAGCAGCACCCACTCGCCGGGCTTGTAGGCGCGCAGATCCAGCGCGCCGGAGAACCATGCCTCGCTCATTGGCCACCCCCAGCACACACGATGCTGATGCGGTGCGGCGCCATGGCAAGGGCCACGGCCTCACGGTTTGCGCTGCGGGCCGGCTCGGGCAGCATGCAGTACCGGGCGACGGCGTATTGGGCTGACTGGATGACGGTGCAGCCATGAAGGGCGAGCAGCAGGCAGGCGGCAACAATGATGCGGATCATGCGAGGACTCCCCCGGCTTTCGAGTAGGCGGCCAGCAGCGGGCCGATGGCGTGTTCGTGTTGGCCGTAACCGGCGCCGGGCAACGAGGCCCACCGGCTGCGGCATTTGTGGATGGCATCGGCAATGCGCCCGACCTTGATATCGTCCAGCGCCCGGCATTCGCGGATCAGTTGAAGCGCGATGCGGTCCTGGCTTTCAGGGCCGAAGTCCGGCAGGCCCAGCGTTCGCTTGTAGTGGTCCCAATAGCGCGACAGGATCTGGTAGCGCCCGGCTGCAGTGGATTTGATGCCCAGCGCTGGCAGACTGATTAGGCGGCGCGGATGGTCGTCGTAGGAGTCGAATAGTCCGCCCCCCACCACTACGTCATACCCTCGGTCTTTGGTTGGCTGGCGTCCGTTGTCTGTCCCTTCCGACCATGCGATCAGGTCCAGAAAGGCGCAGACGTTCGCCCCGCCCGCTTTCGCGGCAGTGATGTGAGCCATTGGCTTTCCTTCAGGCAATAAAAAACCCGCCGAAGCGGGTCTGGTGTCGCGGTCGTTTAGGCTGGCCAGCCCTGGTCGAGCATCTCCGGCGTGAAGGTGCCAGACTCCAGCGCGTCGAGCAGTTCGGCCTCGCGGTTGAAGCAGGCCTGGACGTGAGCCCGCGCCGCCGTAGCAACGCCTATGATTTGCTCCGCCGTCAGGTCAACGAACCCTGTCGAAGTCTTCCAGCGCAGCGAGTAGGACGGATCAAGCATCGCCTGAACCGTTGCGCCAGTGATAAGCGCCTGACTGTCGCGGCCTGTATCGATGTGCATGCCGCCAACGTCGATACCCGCCACCTCAGCCTGCCAGCGGCGGTCGGCGATCAGTTGGGTCATCTGTTCGCGCTGCTGCAGCTCGCGTTCCGCCAATTCATCAGCCGTAAAATCCCGCACCTCCCACGTCTGATACCACACCCCGTCTCTCTGTTCGGGCTGACCCTCGGTCACTACGTCGCCGGGTGGCGGGTCAGTTTGATTGATACGGGCGTAGCCGAAGGGGGTCAGTGCTTCGTCGCTGGGGTCAGATGGAAAACTCACAGTTGGGTTTTCTTGCTGCATCTCGTAGAGCGAGACGGATTCACCAGTGGATGTGCGGATATACATGAGTCACCTATATGCGAGTCAAATTAGTTATGTTGAGGGAGAGAGCAGTTGGTGCTCCTAGCGCAGTAGTGGTAAGAGAACCTGCATAGCGTGTCGGGAGTGATCCAGGCGTGGACGCGCTGATGTCGGAAACATTCAAAGCGGTGACGGCCATCGTTGTATAAGTTATCCCGTTATGTATTCCAAGTTTTGCGCCATTCCACGGAAATCGAGCGATTTTATTATCGAGCGAGATCACGTAATCACCGCCACTGGTCAGCGAGAATCCAAAACCGCCTCCAGCGCCAAAAGATCGCGCCCATATAACGCTTCCGTCTGCTGCGCTGATTTTAAGTATTTGAGTTCCACTCAAAACGCACAGCGTCCCGTCTGACTCGACCCGCACTATGGTGTTATATAACGAGAACGGGAATCCTCTGTACATTTTCTGCCATACAATGTTACTGCCCGACAACCTAGCTATAACTAAATTATTCCCTGTTGCCGCCTCATACTTATAGCCAAGCGCAAAATCATTGTTGCTGTTTCCAGAATAATTTAGTGCCGCTTCCTGCGCACCGACCACCGCTGCAATTGCCATAGATGAGGTAGAAAAAATGCGCACTAGATTCCCGCTCGAATCGGTCGATTGAATGCGTGCGCGCGGCCCAAATGTGCCTGTAAGTGTGTAATCTGATCGATAAATACTGCCATCGACAGTGTTGAAGGACTGGATTGCATATGCAGGGCTTGCGGATGAGTTGTGATACATGGCGCATATAATTATGCGCGAGGAATCCTGCCAGGCCCCGCGAAGTGCAACATCACTGCGACTTATTGTTTGATTGTATTTACCCCATACATATACCCCTGCTGAGCTAAACTTCATAAGTGCGACGCTAGAGCTATATGACCCTGCCACATACACATATCCGTCTGTGGATGTGAACATTCCCCCCATAGTGAAGTTGGTGGGGTAAGTTCTAGCCCACTTCACGACCCCCTCTGGACTGATGCAGGCGATACGTGTCGCGTCTGACCAAACCAAATCCCCATTAGGCAAAGCGTCAACTTTCCCAGCCGGGAGATTACCTACCCAGTGATTCTCTCGCTTCCCGGCCATCACCATTGGCTCAATCATGCTGCCGCCCCTCGCGACCCTACACAGGTTCCCGCCGCCCAATGCAGGACGACGAGCAGCATCGTTCCACTGATGGTAGGAGCGTTCCCGCCGTCCCATGTGATACCGGTCGGCCAGTTGACTGTGTAGTTGTTGAGATTGCCTGTCAGCAGGATGGTGGCCGTCATTGATCTATCGGCAGCAGGCGGGTTGACGATGCTCAAAGTGCGATTTGAGTTAACTGCGATGCTGAATACCTGCGCCTTGGCCAAGTCCAGCACCGTAGTAGTTGCCAGCGCGGCCACGTCATAGCGCTTGTAGCCACTGCTGGCGACAACCATTCCGCTGGCATCCACGACTAGCGGCAGACCCTCCTTCCCGGTGGTGTCAATCCCTGTCGCCGCGCCCGCTAGCGCGGCAGACAGCTCGGCGGCCGTTGCTGCAGCCTCTGCACCCTGTCGCGCTGTGTTGGCTAGTGCGGCTTGATCAGAGGCGCCCTGTTCGTGTTGCGCTGCTGTCGTCGCGCTGCCTGCTGCTGCCGTGGCGCTGGCGTCGGCGGCGATGGCGCGTTGATCAACGAACGCTGCGGAAGCATTCGTCTCCGTCACGAACTGAGGCAGGGACGCAGCGAATGCGTCAGCCTTGGCGGCGAAGTCGGCCGGCGCGTCCGAGCGCACCGGAGGCGTGGGTAGCGCCGTGATTACGGGTACTGTCATGTCAGGCCCTCAACAGTAATAGTGGCGTCCGAAACAGTCGGGCCGCTGATTGAAATCTGGAAATCGCGGTAGTAGCCGAACAGGAATGTGCTCTCGTACCCCTCGGCGCCAATCCATACGACGGGCTGCGCGCGGATGCTGGCAAGTAGGCGCTGCACGGCCGATACGGCAGGCGTTTCGACCATGACGTCGAACTCCGCCCGCTTGGAGAACGCACGCTGGATGACGACGGAGTTGCCGAAAGCGTCCGACTCCTTACGGGAGTAATCCGTGATTCCGACTGACGTGCCGTAGAGCGCCACGCCGATATCTGCCTGCCGGCCCATGACCAGATGGCCGCACGCAGCGGTTTCGGTGTTGTTTTCCACCGTCACGGACAGCGAGGCGCCGCCGTAGGCTGGAAGGTCCAACAGCACGAAGTCCGTCTGCCTGCCGATAGGGCTGAAGAACCACTCGTACCAGTTCGACACGCCGGCATCGACCAGCGAGACGGTGCGTTGATAAACGACGCCCTCCGATGGGTCGGTGAACGTGACCGTGGCCGACCGGCCTAACAGGTTGAACAGCGCCACAGAGTTGATAACCGCGCCAGGCTGCAGGTCAACGGCGATGCTGCCGGCCCGCTCGGTGAGCGAGCCCACCTTGTCATCGAACATCCGCCAGCGGTTGGTTGCGCCGAGGTCCAGCCAGGTGGGCGGCGACTTGCCGACCCCTGCCGTCGGCGAGTCGGTCGTCGTCTCAGCCAGCACCTCATAGATGCGATGCTGGTAGATACGCCGGTCGCCCTGGGCGTACGTCCCCGCCGTCCAGGCCGGGTAGTCGTTCTCTGGCACGTTACTGCTAGTCAGGATGGCCGGCGTGATTTCCACCGGCTTGATTATCCTCATGCTGCGCCCCTCTCTTTAGGCAGGCCGTCGTAATCCCAGCGCTCCAGGAACTCGACGCGCTTGGCTGTTTGCATGGTGTGCTTGGCGATGGACCGGAGGGCATCACCTTGGCGCTCGACTGACTGCTGAAGGCTGGCGAGTGCGCGGGTTGAGTCGCCCCCGCCCAGCATCGCCGCCGTCTGGCTGGCGTTGTAGATGCGCGACGGGCCTGTTACTTCCAGCTCTGGGCCACCCTTGCGCATGGCCTCTACTGCCCCGACGCCGCCCCACTTGGCGATATCAGATTGCGACCACACAACCTCGCCCTTGTGGACGATGCCGGCCGGGTCCAGTTTGTCGCCGTAGCCGGTGAAGCCGCCCGACGCATAGCCCGGAATACCCAGCCACTGCTTCGCGCGCTTCTTGGCATCCTCGGTTTCTGCCGAAGAGGCAAGCGCCCCATTGGCAAGCGCCTGGTAGAGCTGATCGCCCGCGATGGCGCCCGACTGCAGCTGGCCGACCCAATAGGCCACGCCAGCCTGATCGGCCCGCAGCGCTCTCGTTCGGGTTCTTCACGCCAGCATTGCCGATGGCAACAGCGATCTGGTCATAGTCGAGCTGGCCGCTCTGCAGCTGCTCCATCCAGTAATCGCGACCCGCATCGTCAGCCTCGCGGCCGAGGATCGCCCGGTACAGCGTGTCAACGATGGTGCCGTTGTTCTGGCTGGTGTTGAGCTGCGCGAGGCCATCGGCCAGCGTGGACAGAGCCGCCACGACGGACAGGTTCATCGCTGCCACAGCATCCGCTACCGAGCCAACGCTGTTGTCGATGCCGTTGAGCGCGTCGAGCTGGTCCTGCGCGAACTTGAGCTGGTCATCGAGCGCGTCGAGCTGCTGCTCGTACATCTGCAGCGCCCGCTGCTCGGCCGACAGCTGTGCGCCGTTGACCTTTTCCAGCTCGGCAACGAGGTTCGCCGTGCGCCCCTGCTCCCGCTCGAAATCCTCCAGTGAGCCATACAGCGCAGTGTCCATCTGCGACGCCACGTCGAGCGCGTCCTGCAGACCATCCACGCCCGCTAGCGATCCACCAGAGCGAGCAGTCACCAGCGCACTGTTGAGCGTCATCACGGCTTGCGCACGAATCGCACGGGTCGCCGTATCGGACGTGCCAGCAAGACGTTTGAGCGCAGCATCCAGCGCATTGCTGATGCCGGACAGCTCGCTGACGCTGGCTGATGTATCAGTCATCGCCGCGCGGATATCCGCCTGCTGGGCTGCAATCGACCGCTGCAGAGCCGACAGTGATGCATCGACAGCGGCGGTGATGCCGTTCCGCAGCGCCGTGATCAGGGCTGCCTGCAGCTCGAAAGCTGCCTCTTGGGCCTGCGCCGCCGCCGCTTCTGCCTCTGCCGCCTGCTGCTCGATGATGCTGTAGTACTGGGCAGCCTGGCCACTCAGCGCCATCAGCGTGGCAAACATCTCTTGCCCGGCTGCCGTGGTCAGGTCGATATCCTCGACCATTGCCCGGTAAGCCTCGCGGGATGACGCCAGCTCCACGTCGGCGGCCTCGAAGGTCCGCTTGATGGAGTCGATGGTGTCTTCGATCTTCTCGGCTTCGCTGAAAAACGCGCCGTAGTAGGTCGCCGAGTTGGCCGCCAGCGCATCCAGCCCGCCAGCCGCAGCCGACAGCGCCTCGGCCAGCTTCCCTCCAGCCACGCTCGCGTCGTACATCTCAACGTCGAGATAGCGCAGCACCTCGTTGACGCCCAGCAGGTTGCCGACAAAGGCTTGCATGCCCTCCAGATCGAGGTCCAGGCCGGTGGCGAACACCTTGTTCAGCTCCGCCGTCATGGCGTCAGCGGTATTGGCGAACCATTCGTTAATCGCCTCGCTGATTTCCTCCTCGGTTTTGCCCTTGGTGCTAATTTTCTCCCGAGCGAGCTTCAGTCCGTCTAGAGATCCCTCCTCAACCGTCAGGCTCAGCGAGGCAAACAGATCGGCAACGCCGGCCTGTGTGGCGTCGTAGGTTTCCTGCAGCGCCGCGGCCGTCTCAGGATCGAGGTTGCGGAACTTCGTGCGCTTCTTGCTGCTGCTGAACCAGCCGCCCTTTTTCTTTTGGTACTCGAACTGCTGCCCAAGGAACTCGCCGTCATTGACGCTGAGCGCAAGGCCAACGTCTTTGGTCTGCCAGTCGCCGCCGAACAGAGAGCCGCCCAGAGCACTGCCGAGCGCGGCCCCGATTGCGCCGCCTATTGCGGTTCCTAGCCATGGAACAACGGAGCCAAGCGCGGAGCCTGCATAATACCCAGCAGCAGCGCCACCAGCGCCAGCAGCGGCGCCCTTGACCCCGGCATTCTGGTAGCCCATCAGAGCACCAAGACCACCAGCCAACCACGGCGCTGCGGTGGCTGCCATATTGCCCCAGCCCTGCACGCCAGCCTGGTAACTCAGCGGCGCGTAGGTCGAGCCAGCGCCATTCGTCAGCACGCCGTAAATCTGCCCCAAGCCCTGATCGATACCGCCGAACATATTGCCGTAGTAGCCGCCGACGCCCTGGATGCCGCCCATGACGCCGCCGGATTGATACCCGGCCAGGGCAGCAGGGCCCACGCCGGTGATGGCGCTGTAGGCCGATTGCCCGTACTGCAGCACCTGGCCGATGCCCATGCCGCCGCCAGATCCGCCGCCCATCATGCTGACGGCCTGGCCCGCGCCGCCACCGATGCCAATTGCCGCGCCGATCTGAATGATGATCGGCTTGGTAATGGCTATGTGAGCCAGTTCGGCCAGCATCTGCTTGAACGCATTGGTCAGGTTGTCGCGGAACGAACTGAAGCCATCCCCGATGTTGCGCCAGGCGTCGGCAAAGGCCGAATCAACGCGGTCTAGCGCGCCTTCGGTCCACTTGGCCCATTCGGAGGTGGCCTTCGTGTTGTCCTTGTATTGCCGCTCAAGTTCAGCCAGAAGCTCCGCGGTGCGCTCCGGGCTGCGCTCGCCGCGCTCCATCGCATCATTCAGCCGCTCAACGTCTTTCTGGTACTGCTTGGTCGCCTTGCCTACAGGGTCGAGCTGGTCTTCGAGGCGCTGCAGCTCCTTGCGGTAGTCTTCGATAGCATCGGCGGGGCCGGTTGCGTCTGCGCCCTCCATTGCGAAGTTGAGGCGGTGGATGGCGTCAGCAAGCTGGTCGCCGGACAGATACTTCTTGAGCAGGTCGATCTGCTTGTTGTATTCGCGCTGAGCCGCTTCTGCCGGATAGAGCCGGTCGTACAGGGCTTGGTAGGCGTTGGCGCTGTCGTTGGTGAGCTTGATTGAGCCCTTCAGCGCATTGGCCTGGTCGATCAGAGCCGCGTTCTTCAGGGCGAGCGCCTTGTCTGTCTCAGAGAGAACGCCCGCGTACCCCTTCTCAATGGCGATGTTGACGCGCTGAACTTCGGTCAGTTTTCCTGCGAAGTCAGCTTGGCGCTGGAGCTGAGCGAGATATTTGTTGCCAGCTTCGTCGGTTTCGACGTTTGCGACGTTGTTGTCCGCACGGGCTTTTGTATTCTGCTCGATGCGGGCGTTCAGCTCGCGCATCTTTGCTTCTTGCTCAGTCAACTTTTCGTTGACTGTAGAAAGATTGCCCTCAGCCTCAACCAGCGAGCGCCGCCAGTCCTCTACCTTGGCGCTCCCAGGGTGCCGCTCAATCTGGATGTTCAGGTATTCGATCTGAGCGGCGTAGTTTCGCGCCTCGTCTTTTGCTGCGCGATATGGCTCTTCCATCCGCTGCAGGACTTGCTTAGCCTGCGCAGCATCCAGCTCTTGAACGGCCCGCGTCAGCAGGTTGGTTTCTTCGCGCAGCGCAATCGACTGCCGTGCCGCCTCTTCAGCGTTGTCACCCCAGTCAATGAACGACGCAGCAACGGCTCCAGCTGTTACCGCTAGGCCTACCCATCCCCCTGCGAGCCCTAGCGCAGTGCGCCCCAGCCCAATTGAAGCGGCTTG